CCATAAATTATTAGCTCTAATGTAAAGATTACCTGTTCCTGAATCATCAATAAAACTATTAGCACCATCATGGAATATAGATAAATCTGAGCCTGTGCCGAATATGGCTTTTTTGTTGTCTGGTAGTGTTATACCATGTGAGAAATCAAACTGATCATTGGCAGCATCCCAAAGAATCGTAGCATCTGTACTTGCATCTACAGCATCTTGAATAGTTATACCAGAACCATCTGCACTTGCTGAAGAATCTCCTGTTGAATAGTTCAGGGTTATGTTCTTGTCCTCTACGTCCAGGGTATTAGTATTTAAACTTGTTGTTGTTCCGTTAACAGTAAGGTCACCTGTCAGTGTTGTGTTACCACTTACATTTAAGGTTGAGAAAGTTGGAGTAGAAGTTCCACCATCTAAGTATTCCTCTACCTTTGTATTTAATGATGCGGTGGATGATTGATTAGATCCATTTCCTATGAATATGTTTCCGTCATTAAGGTTGGGGACATCATTTGTTCTCCCCGCACCACCTACCTTGATAGATCCAGCACTTGCATGAACTCTTTGAACCTTGCCTATATTTTGTATTAATGCAGATTCTCCTGCTGGCTTAGTTGCTGTTAAGTTACCAGGAGTTGTAGAAACATATAATGTATCACCAAGACTAAATGCGGAGGTATCAACCCCTGAAATAGTACCAAAAGTAACTACTTCTGTAGAAGCATTCAATGATGCGGTTGTTAAAACCAATCCGAAGGCTGGCATTTTTGCAGCCACATCTGCATCTGCCTTGGAAATGACTGGCGTATTCCCAGTAATACCAGAAACGTAAACTACATCACCTTTGGACAAGGACTCACCCGCTTGTGCCTTAAATATTACAGCACCACGAAGATCTCCTATAAATTCATCAGCAGTTATTTCTCCTGCATCTAATTGTGAAAAGGTTTCTAAAACAGCTGCTGTTAATCTGAGCTCTGCCAGATCTCCTGTTGAAAAGGCTCTTGCTGTTGTATTATCCTGTGCACGAACAACAGTAAGGGTATTACCGCTTATTGCTGTTACTTTTACTATTTCGTTATTTGTTCCATCATCAAGGGTGCAGTAAAAATAATCACTGCCTGTAATAGATGGAAGTTTAGATCCATCTGTGACGGTTATACTTGTAGCACTATTTGTAATATCACTTGCAAGTGCTGTGGTTGCATTATTGCGAAAGACAATTGCCATTAATTACCTCTTTTATTTAACTTACTGTTACTGTCCAGGTGATTGTCATAGAGTCAGATGCCGCTTTATTAATAACTGCAAAAACTGTTCTACATAACATAGTTCCACCTGAAGAAGCATTAAAAATACCTGCCTCTGTGACCGCACCCGTGCCTACACCAGGTCCAAAGGTTGCAACATAAATTACATCATTGCTCGAAACTGTCGTTGAAGTTAAGGCTGTTCTGCTTCCTGAAAGCTCTGTCTCTAGGGTAGTGTTCGCAGCCACCGCAGAAGTTGTTCCTGTGCCTATAGCCATATGAGACATAACGGTTGCGGTAGCGTCTTTCATTCTAGATGCTACAAAATCCTTACCATTATTCACAACAATATTTGGAACCTTGGCAACAACCTGATTATTTATCTTAATTTCTAATTTTCCTTTTAGCTGAAAATTATCGACTATCATTCTAACTCCTAGTTAAGGGCACCTGTATTAAGTGCAGCCGTATTCAAAACACTCTTCGAGCTAGCAATAAATTTAATATCTATAGTCTCAGATATTGCTAGAGTATCATTAACACTTTTGCTAAAAGATATCACATCTTGTTCTGATATGGAAAGGATAGCTACGTTTGGATTTGATCCAGTAAAGTAAATATTTTTAGTGTCAGAATCTAATAGAATATCAGCGTATAGGTTTAAATTATCTACTGCTAGATTTAAGTTTACAAAGTTTAATAGGGAGGGTGTACTTGCTTCTGATACCTCGGCAGCTAGAGTAGCCTGTTGGGTTTTAACACTTGCTTGTAGGCTTTGGTACCCTACAACTAACTTTATAGCCATTAGTCAAAATCATCTCTTACATTAAATCTAATAAGGTCCCCTACTGTTTGTATATTACCATCTGATTTGGTTATTTCTATTTCTCCCTCGTAAAATCCTGCTGCGGTAAAAGTGCTTGATGTAAAAACCATAGAGCACTTTCCAGCCGTTGCATTGGTAATAGAGCAAACAATAGTATCTAATATTGTTGTAGTCCCGATCTTTCTAATCCTTACCCTTGTTGTGGATCCTGTTAGATCTATTGGAGCAAATGTTGTTGGATCCTCTGCGTCTAAAGTTTTTCCACTAGCTGCGGTATTTGAATCTGTAAGAGTAAAATTTAATTCTGGGTGCGTATCACCAACTACTACTTTTATTGTTGTTGAATATGCCATTACATAAACTCCTGGTATTTAACTGTTAGAGGGGCACCAACAAGACCATATTTAGATTTTCTAACTGCCTGTGCCTCACCCTTATCATACATTCTTTTATTAAGGTCTGCTGCCTGTATATCACTCCAAGGGCTGTCTTTCATCATTTGTAGTCTGTATAAGGCACCATGAACAATAGTTTCTTGGTACTCATTTACAATGATGTTAGGAATCGTTGTTGCTGTAGATGTTGGTTTTAAACTGTATAAAGCATAAAACGAATAATTTTTATCGGGAGTGGGTGCGAATAAAATAGTTTCTTGATTTCTTTGTGCATAATATTTTGGTTTTCCTTTTCCATATGCATCTATGAGTGATGGTGTACCTATTAAGGACTTTGGCTCTAATCTTGCTAAACTTTTTTCTGTTATCTGGTTATCTGATTCACCAAACTCAAAATAAAAATCAATAATGTGATTTAGCTCTGTGCCAACTGGAATATCAAGATCTGATGACTCATACTCATTAATACCTGATATGACTTGCAAGAGCGTTAGGTCTGATAAATAAATATCAGTGCTTACGCAAAAATCTATAATAGTATTTCTTAACTCTTCAACAACGATAAACGACGGGCAGCTAGGTGCCTCTCTCTTAACTTTTGGTACTAAAGTTTCTATTTTTTTTGATACTGCCATTTAATATTATTGTGTTGGTGTTGATGGTCTTGGTGTTGAACCTGCATCAACTTGATTTTTAATTCCTATTGAGTTTTGAAAAGATTGTGAGTAGACTCCTGACTTTTGCAAGTCACCAGAATATTCAGTGTCTTTTTGATAAGCTCTATACAACATGAAGTCTAAAATTGCATTTGCATATACATCATCCAAAGCTATGACTGTTGTGTCAGTTGTAAAATTACTTATAGTTATATCTGTTGGAGCAGAACTATAAACAATCTCTATTGTTGCGTCTGACGCTGTGGTGTGTGGATATACATAAAAAATTTTAGGGTCCAGGGGATCATAAACATAATGTTCAACATTAGTCCCTGTTGTGCCATGCCAATCTTCTATTTGATCGTCCAAAACCCTTCTCTCAATATTAGTTATTGGTTTGGTTGTAGGGCTTGAATTTCTATAGATTGAAAGAAGTCTAAGTCCTGCGTTTGGCAAACTTTGTTTTGCAGTATTTGCTATCAAAGTAAAAGATGCATTAACCGTATTTGCATCTGGTCTGAATAAAACTATTTCTCTTTGTGCATCATTAAGATAGTTTAAAAGAGATTGTTGAGACCATCTAACATTAGATGTATCTTGAAGTATCTCCTCAGCCTTATTAATAAGATCAATTACTTTAATAGTTGCCATTTATAAACCCAATATTTTTTTCTCTTCTTTTGTTAAAGATCCTTTATCATAAATAAAAGTCCAGAAGTCTGACCTATGTAGAGGGCTCCATGGAAGAATCTTCCCGTGCTCGCCTCTTGAAGCTATTGGATCTTTAGAATTAGATTCAACAACAACTTCTTCTTCAACAACTAATGTGCTTTCAAGAGATGCATATTGCTGTTCTAAGTCTTTAAGTTTGTCCTTTGGGTTGAGAGAAACATTGAAGTTCTCTTTTGCTGATTTAATCAGTTCGTCTTTTGTCATAGTAGCCTCGTTTAATTATAACTATGCTTAAGTTATCACAAAAACATAGATACAAGCTAGTGGGGAAAAAACAAAAAAAAGGGGGAGCCGAAACTCCCCCAAGTTAAATTAAGCTACTTGTAACTTAAATTCACCAATCGCTGTTGGTAGGATAACTTTGTATCCGTAAACAGCTAGACCTCTAACGCCATCACCGAATGAAGACTCAAGTCTTACAGTTTCAGTGTTAGTCATTTGAGAAGCATAAGCAATCGCTTTTGGATGCCCATACAGACCAGATGTTACTCCAGCTGCTGTGCTTAAGTTGTTAGATACATACATGTTGAATCTATCAACTGTTCCAATAAAGCCATTTCTTAATGGTGAAACATTGTCACCAGTTAAGTATGCTTGTCTAAGTTCTGACTGCTTTAACAATGTAGCAACAGCTGGGTTGATGATCATGAATCTTCCTTCTTCAGGAATATTGTTTTCATCAAGTTGCTGTCCTGCATCGAGAATGTGCCCTAAAACAGTAGAAGATGTAATGTTTGCTGGTGTTGCGTTGATGTCTGTTAAAGACGAACCTGCGGCTACGTTAGCGAACACATCTTGCTCAATAGCGATTTTCATGTTTTGAGCTGCATCAGATGCTGCTTCATTTAGAAAGTCGATATCGGCTTGCTCTTTTAGGATGTCATCAACTTTAAAAGCATAGCTTTTAGCTTTGTCGATGTTTAACTCAATGGTAGATGAAGTAACATCTGAATAGGAAATAGATCCTGTGTAATCAGCAACTGAGACTGCTGGTACTGTTCTTATGTTTACTTTGTTACCTAACCCTGAAATTTCTCCTTCGTACTCGTTAGTTGTAACTTCAGACAACATGGTCTGAGCATAAAACTTAGCTTGTAACTTTCTAGAGAATACTTCAGGTATTCT